GCTTTCGGTATCATCTCTTTTTTCGCTTCGATGTAGTGCCGCACCCCCGGATCATGTTTACCCAGCCTGAATTTCATCCGTCACCTCTCTTCATCTCACCTCTCGCCCCATCACATCGGTTCCCGCGTTATTGCCCATTCGCCCCATCTGCCCCATTCGCCTCATCAGTCCGCGTTCCCTGTCCTCTCGCGTCATCACATCGGTTCCCGCGCCGTCCGTCCTGTCCGTCAAGTCCGTCCGGTCCGTCAAAGTTCGCGGTCGTGTGTTCGCGCCACCCTCCGGCGGTTCGCCGCACCATGTTGTGCGCGTCTCCGTATTCTCCGTTTCCTCCGTATCCTCCGTTTAAGTTCGCGGTCTAAGTCCGCTCTCTTCCACTCTCACGCTTTGCGTTCCTTCCGTGAATTCCGTGTCATCCGTGGTTTTTTTCACTTTCTGCTGCCGCCGTCAGCACCACCCGCACATACAGCATCTCGGCCCAGCGGTAAAGTCCGCCCGATTCAGTCCGCCCCACCGCTCGGCCAAATCTCTCAACATTCGCGCTCGCTTCTTCCGCTTCGCCCATCGTGATTGCCCGCTTTGAGCTGTCACGGTCGTATTTGCCGAACAGTGCTTCGATCTGCGCCCCCAGCTGTGAAAGATCCCGCGTCCCGCTCCCCGTCTTTCCGAACAAATCGATGTTCACGATCACCAGCAAACTCATCCGTTGCTGGCTGTCATAGTTGTATTCGGCTGACCCGGAAAGCGTGATCCGGCAATACGGCAGCTCGCTCGGCGCAATTTCGTTCTCCAGCTGGATTTGTTCGGATGCGATCAAACCGCTTTCCACGATCCGCTTCAGCACCGCCCGTTTCAGCACCTCAAGTTCATCGACCCGCACCGTCTCTGCGTTCCCGCTCATGCGAATTCTCCCCCGGTAATGCCCAGTTCTTCCCGTTCCTGTTTCACTTCGTCCATGAACGCATCGAAATCTTCCAGCGTCTCATCTCCGATCCCGCTTTCCACCAGCCGACGCCGCAGTTCCGATACTTTCAGCGGCAATACTCCGTCTCGGTCTTCACGCAGCAGATTCAGCAGCTGGATCAGTTCGCCGGTCGGTATGTTCATCCGGCTGAATACCTCGCTCGGAACGTATTTCACTTCTTCGGTACCGCGGTCCCCCGCCCATTCAACCGCATACCGGAGCATTTTCGTCATCGTCTCTCCGGACGTGTTCACCACATTTACCAGCGGCGCGACCTGACTGCCCTGAATGATCTGCAACGCCGCACCCGAAAGATTCGTCTTCCCGTCCGAAAGCAGCGATACCTGTTTTTCCTGTGCTCTCACGTGCATTTCTTCCAACGCCGCTTTCTGCGCGTTCGCACCGGCACCCGAAAATTCCAGCCATTCTTCTTTGAACTCTTTCGGCAGATTATGCACCGACCCCGCTCCATACGGCAGTCGCCGCGATTTCCCGTCTCCGTAGATCACATCGATTGGCTGTGAAGTCAGCCATAGCGTCTGCCGGTACGCCGCATCGCAGTTGAAGATCGTGATGTCTTTATCCGCGATCACGCTCAAGAGCGGATTGTCATACCGGTCTGCCTCATGGCTCGTCACATTGCAGAAATCCACCGGAATGTAATTCAGCGGCTTGCCGAACATCGGATAATTCGCCCGCCCCCATTGCGGATCCCGCTCATCCGCATTGCTGTCCCATTCGCCCGGATTGCCCACATCGAAACCCGCCCAGTCTTCCGCCCGGATCGCCGCCTGGTAATAATTCCCCCGGTTGTCGATCCCGAACACCCGGTACCGGTTTTCATAGACCCGCTGTTTCAGTTCATAATTGAATACTTTGTCCGATTCATCCATCAGAATGAATTGCGGACCCGCTGTTTCATCCAGCTGCGAACAGATATATTTGTCATAAGGATAAATATTGATGCGGAACGCTGACCCGCCGCTCCGGATCTCCTGTTCTCGCGCCGGTTCCAGGAAAACCACACACCCGCCGTCCACCAGCTGCGCCTTGTTCAACGCCAGACGCACCCGCATCAGCCGGTCGCCGTCCGCAAATTTTTTCAGCGTGTCGGACTTGTTTTCAAAACCCATGACCGTATCTTGCCCCGTGCCCAGCAGACCCATTGCCGCCAGCAAGGTAGATTCGGTATAGCCCGGAAAATCCGCCATCATCAGATAACGCAGATATTCGCGCGGATTGTTCCGCTGACGGTCGGTCGGCAGCAGATATTTCATCACCGAGGTAAAGTCATTGCCCCCGCCGTTCTGCGATTGCGCCCCGATCCCTTTCATCGTCGCGCTCCCCTTGGAACAGTCTCTCACCCGTTCCCGGATCGCCTGGTATTTCTGATAATTTTCGTTGGCATACCGCGATATGAAGTTTTTTCTCAACTCATTGACAGCGTTTTCATTTTGCATTTGAATCTCCTTTTCCCGTTCAAAAAATACCCGCTGTCAACCGTGCCCCCTCGATCTTGCCCCGCCGCATCGCATTCCGCGTTCAGTCCGTGTCCGTCCGTGTTTTGTCCGTGTCGGTCCGTGTGTTCGCACCCCCACAGGCAGCCCCGCCCGGCCACTTCGGCTCACGCGCCAGTCCGTGTCGGTCCGTGTCGGTCCGTGTCGGTCCGTGTCAGTTCGCGGTCGCTCTTGGTGTCTGTCCCCGGCACTTCCCCCATGTCCACGCCCCATTCGTCTTTCATGTGCATCGGCAGATCGAGCCCCAGTTTGCTTGCCACATCTTCCCCGGAAAGATACCGGCTCTCTTTGTTTTTCCCGTAAAGCCCGAAATGTTCCATGAACTTTTCCAGATTTTCCGTGGACTCAAACACTAAAATTTAGTAATATTCCGTGCTCTCAAGCTGCTTGTATTTCTTCATCGCAGTCTTGCGCATCTCTTTCATCTTCTTGATCGTTTCGATGTCCTCTTTCACCTCTTGCGGCTGCTCGTAACCCGTCAGATTCGCCAGTTCCGTTTCATTGAACATCACTTCCGCGTCCGCTTGCGTGAACCCGACCTCTTGGATCGCTATGTTGTCGTCGATCAGGACTTCCGCCAGCACCCGCAGATCGTATTCGCCCTGCATGTTCGGATTGTTCAGCTTGATGTTCAGCTTCTTTTCCGTCTGCTCATCAACGTCGATTGCCAGAACGTCCATCTCATAGTCTTTTTTCCGTTCCAGCTCATCCAGCACCGAAAGCCGCTGATGCCCCCCGACCACATTGCCAGTCCGCTTGTTCCAGACGATCGCATCGGCCAGCCCCTCTCTCACCGATTGCTTCAGCTTTTTGCGGTTTTCTTTCGTGATGAATCGCGGATTGTAAGCCGCCTCATGCAGTTCACTCCGCTTGACCCGCATCGGCGTGAAAATCTGATACTTCGTCAGTTCCGGCTTGCTTTCGTTTCCCTTTTTTTCGTTCCGGTTTCCCATTGTTCACCCACCTTTGATATTGATATGCTTGCTTTGCGAATACGGTTTCGGCCAACGGAAATTTATACATGACCCGTTCCCAGTCGCTCGGATAATATGTCTTCAGCAATATCTGCGTCAGATCGACAAAAGGATTGTTCGCACTCCGCCCGGAGATATAATATTCCGGCGGCAAATGGATGTTTTTCGTCTTCAGATACGCATAAACTTTCTGATTGTTCCAGAATGCCAGCGGGTAAAGTTTCGCGTATTCGTAATCGCACCCGTTGTTGTTTTTCAGCATCGCGTTCCGTTCGATGCTTTCACATGCCATCATGCCGTACGCGATCCATTTGCACTTGAAAAAATCCCGCACATAGTTTTCCACATCCGAAAAATAGATCGTCGGCACTTTGTCCAGTTCGAAACTCCGGTGCATCGAATCTTGCGTCTGGTAGATCCGGCTCAACTCAAAATGCGGCAGACGTAGTATCTTGATCTGGTATTTGTCTTCGATATAACGGAAATATCCCTCTTGCAGCTGCATCTTGTCCACGAAATACATGTTGAACGCATACACGTCTTTGAAATATTCCTTGCACAAGTCCAGCATCGCCACGCTGTCTTTCCCCCCGGAAAAGCCCACAATGATTCTTTGCGTCGCGCAGCTCCCCTCTCGCAATACCGAATATAAATCTTTCATTTCTTCCTCTAAAAAAATTGGTATGATGCCCCCTCGGACAACATACCAATCGCGGTTGACGCAGACGATCAGAACATAGCTTGCTGCGCCGCCTGCTGCTGCATCTGTGCGGCTCGCTTTTGAGCAGTCCGTCTTTTACCTGCTTCCGCTCTGGCTCTTTCGCTTTCACTGGTAGCCATAATCGCACCTCTCATGTTTCCGGACCGCACAATCGCGTTCCTGCATAATACCCGTTGTCAACCGTCACCCCGCCTCTCGCTTCGCACATCGGTTCCCGCGCCAGCGCACTTGAGACTTGCAACTTGAAACTTGAAGCGAGCCAAAGGCGAGCGATACTATCCCAATAGCCCATCCGCTCCCCCGCCCGACACTTCATGCGCCCCTTCGCTCAATTCGGTCAACGCCCACACCAGCGCATCCAGCCGGTCAGGGGAATCCTCATCCGTCTTGCCCGTGTAATTGCACATCTCGTCTTCCAGTTGCGGGAAATGACCCACATGATGCACCAGCCCGCGTTCATACAGCGCACTGATCGGCTCGGCCCGCAGGATTTTTCCGCGTTTCGCCCGCACCGCCTTGAAACTCAAACTCGGATCGATTCTGTACAGCACCGTGCCGACCAGGTCGCCCCCGTTGTTCACTTCCGCCACCAGCCGGTCCGCGTCGTAGTCGTCATACAGCTCTATCGCCTCCCGCGCCCATTCGTTCACCGTCCCTTTCATCGACCGGTCTTCGATCACGTAATATTCCGTATCGCCCGTCTGACGGTTCAACGCGCTGCCCGCGATCACAATGCCCGTCTCGTCTGAATTTTCATTCGCCGTCACTGCCGGGTCAACTGCCACCACCACCCGTTCCAGTTCCGGATAATCCGTCACCCGGTGCGGATCGATCATCGTCTCCCGTTTCCACAGCCCCGCCGCATTGTCGCGCCGCCAGAATCCAAGGTAAATGTTCCGGAACTTCTCAAGATTCGTTTCTTCGCATTCTTTCGCCAACGACAGAAAATCATCCGAAAGATTGTGCGCGTTGTCCCGGAAATCCGTATGGATGTAGGTCGTGTTTTTATACCACCCGTTGAAATCTTCCGGCACTCCCCGGTCTCGGAAAAACCTCCGGCAGATCCAGTGGCTTTCATGCGTCGGGTTCATCGACAGGATCACCCGGTTTTGGATCTCTTTGCTCCGCAAACTCAGATCCAGCCGGTCGAACGTCGGCTCATCGTCCAGCTCCTGCGCTTCGTCCAGAATGATTACCCCGATGTTTGGGATCGATTTCAGATTCGCTTCGTTCGATTTGCTGCTGCTCTGGATGCCCCGGAAAAATATCTGGCTTCCCGATTTCTTGCTCACGATCTCGCCCCGCGTCGTCTTCACCAGATTTTCAAAACCCATCAGTTCCAGCTTTTCCATGAATTCCGGGATGATCGAGATCGCCGCCGAGGTCAACGTTTTACGCAGATACAGAATGTTCTGCTTCTGACCCGTGAAACAGATGAACTCATTCGCAAAACTCGCCAGCGCGTAACTCTTCCCGCTTCCGCGTCCGCCTGTCATGATCGTGTAGCGCGTGCCGTTGCTCTGGAACAAGGGTATGTAAAGATCGGAGAAGACGAACCGCTTGATGTCCGGCAGCTCATTCCTTCTCACCTTTGAACTCCTGGTAAAGTTTCCCCAGATCGGAAGTCTTTCCGTCCCGCCCGACAAACTGGAATACCGGCCGCATGCCTTTCAGCGTCACATCGCCGTTCACCGACCCGTTGATCTCCGTTTCCGTCCGTTCCGTGTAACCGCGGATTTTCCCCACTGTCCGCAGCAGGAACACCAGTGCGTCGAATTGTTTCGGATGGTTCGGATTGTTCACGATCTGGAACAGACTGTTTTCGGCAATGTCAAGGATTTTTTCACGGGCCGCTTCGAATTCCGCCGCCGCTTCCGGCACCCGGTCAAGATATTTCTGCACGGTCCGGTAATCCAGTCCCAGCCGCTGACCCATCAGACTGTAGATGCCGTTGCTGTGTTTCGCCGCCTCGACCAGTTTCACCGCGCTTACTTTCATC